TACATCGCATCCTATTTTTTTACATGGTATTCCTCGAAAGCGACCCCTATAATGGGGTAAGTGGCGATATTAGTGGCGGGGATGAAGTGGTCGTGTCTATCCCGCCTTCTCAGAACCCCATGGTTAATGATGTTCTTAATGTATTCTTCTATGGCAACGTAGGGGGTAAGCTCTTGTTTACTCCACCTATTAGTGAGGGAAGGAAGAGGCAGAGGGTTGTTATGAGGCGATGATTTATGGCATCTTTCACGTCATCTCAGAGTGGATTGTGGAGTTCTGCGTCGACTTGGAGTGGTGCTGGTGTGCCGGGTAATGGTGATACTGTTACTATTGCGTCTGGGCATACTGTGACTTTTGATGTTGATCAGTCCAGTTTTGCATCTGGATTAGCTGGTTTAACGATTAATGGTACTCTTAAGTTTAAAGAAGACAGTGTTACCTGCCTTAAAATGGCAAGTAATATTAGTATAATGGTTAATGGTTCATTAATATGTGGAGATGAAAATTCTCCTATTCAAAGACCACCAGTAGGATCAAGTACAAGAACTAAAATTATATTACAGGGCACAAATGCATCTACTAAAATTATGGGTGCATCAAATGCAACTATAAAATTCGTTGGATGGACACCAACCCGCAATAGAACAAAATTAGCAACTAATGCTAATTCAGGATCTAATCAAATTATATTAGAAGATTCATTAAGTTTACAACCTGGCGATGAAATACTTATAGGTGCTGGTTCTATTGATGGTGGTTTAACTGAATCAAGACGTGGAATTTATACAGTATCTGACGTTTCTTCAGATGGAAAAACTATTACATTATCTCAAAATTTAGGTCATAGTAGACTAAGTGGAGATTATGTAGCATGGTATAGTAGACCTATAGATATACAAAGAGAAGCATCAGAGCACACAATATCTGCAGGAGGAGCATATTTAACTATATGTGGAGTTAAAATTAATAAAAGTATAACATGGACAGGGACACCATTTTATAAAATATCAGATCCACATATTAAATATGTTACAATAACTGGTGAACTTTTTATGGTAGGTAATACACCATCAGGTGAATCTTATGTCATATCTGATAGTACGTTTTATAATGTGAGTTTAAGATGGGGAAATGATGTTACAATTAAGGATTCTGTATTTATACATCGTAATGATCCAAATTTTGGGTTTTTAATATATCCAAATAATTTACAAATAAAAAATACATGGTTCCAAAATAGTCCTGCTATATATAAACGATATAGCGATTTAGGGCATGGTACATTTTATATAGATTCTTGTGAATATAAAAGTCTTTATGAAGTACCCTTTTCATTTCCTTGTGAGTTTTATGCAAAAAATATGATATTTAATGGTACACCACAAAATAGATTATTTTACGATAGTAAATATTATAATTGTATTATACCATCAATGAGTGTAAATTATGCTGGAACTTTTAGAAATAAAAGTATACATTCATATAATCATAACAAAATAAATGGTGCTTATCGGGCTTGGATGCGTGGAGGGACAGTCCAGAACCTCAACGCCACCCAGACAGAACCATACCGGTACCAGTTAACCAGCACATCGACAACCATCCCAGTCTATCATACAATACAACTGGGAACCCTAAACCCCATAGAGGAAATAAGAGTATCCACCATGATAAAAAGGCAGACAGGGGCATCCACAAAACCAATAATCCAATTAATCACCCCACTCGAAGATCCACTAATTAATCCATCAATAATGCCCCTCGCTGAGACACAATACCCAGATGAATCAACTGGGATATGGCGAGAAGTCACACTCACATACTATAACGATAAGCCATCACAGATACCAATCCACTTCCGGATCCTATCCATGGAAGGATCCGGAAGAACAATCGAATTCACACCCCCACGAGTCACAAACCGAACAGGACTCAGGGGTCAAAAAGTGAAAATAATGAGGTGAAACCATGGCGAAAGAAGAGGTCAAAGAGTCAGAGACACTGACAGAAGAAGAATATGAGGATATAGACGCAGCGGCAGCTGAAGCCGCAGAGAAATATGATAACCTCAAAAAGGTTGAAGAAAAATCAGTCCTCGCAACGAAGGAGCTTCTAATGGAGCGAGGCAAAAAACCATTCAAGCTATACGTGTGGCTCGACGAGGACACCCCAGTATACTTCAAAGTCAAGAGGATGAAAGAGAAACATAGACAGAAACTCCAGAAAGTCGAGAAGCTCAGGTACGGAGACCCAGAAAGCCTAACAGAAGAGGACATCGAACTCCTAACCCAATACAGTTACGAGATACTCGCAGAGCTAATCGTTGAACCAAAAATGGACGTCGATGAATGGAAAGAGATCGTCGACCTTCCACTCCTAACACACCTAATGTCAAAGATTACACTCCTAAGCTTCGAAGTAAATGATGCTGTAATCGTAGAGGAATTCCGAAAAAAATAGGTGAAGACACCGAGATCACCCTAATCTACCTTTTATGTCGGATGCTCGGTGTCACACCATCACAACTCGGAGAATACGATCCAATCGAATTAGGGTTCCTAAAGGCGGGCCTCCTATGGGAACTCGAACAATCAGGTAAACGCGGCCCACTATTCTTATTCTAAGGTGAAAAATCATGTACATCCCCGAACCAGGACGAGACGTTGTAACGAGCGGTGGGAAACGATTAGACTTCATAATCGGAGCCGTGAACATGGCGACACCGGGGCTTATAGCCGTCGAGGCGGGCCTCGCAAACCTTACAGCTGTCGGTATGCGTACTGGTTCACAGATAACTAATGCATTCAAGAGAGCTGAAGCGGCCATGTTCGGTTTCGGTGTCTTCTCAGCATTCGTCTTCGGTAAAGCGACTGCGGCCGCTGCAGAATTCGAGAGACAACTCAACCTCGTCAAGGCCGTCAGTGGGGATGTAACAGATGCCCAGATGAGACTCCTCGAAAAGGGTGTCAAGAGGTTAGCCGTCGAGTACGGCCGATCACTCAATGAGATAACCAGTGCCCTGCAGACTATTGGCCGTGCAGGGTTAAAGGATACGAATTCACAACTCGCAGTATTCGAGACGGGACTGAAAGTGGCGACAATTGAGGGGTCGAACCTTGAGAAGACGATGGAGAATGTTATTAGGATGACCAGCCTCTGGGGTGGGAAGGTTGACCAGAAAAGTTTCCCCCAAATTGCTGAGAATGTCATGAACAAGTTCGTCTCCGCGTCACAGATGAGCCCAACCACAGTCGAAGACCTCGTCCTGGGGATGCAATACCTTGGTGGTGCCGCGAAACAGGCCGGGTGGACCATAGATGAGACGCTCTCAGTCCTATCAGCTCTGTCACGTGTCGGGGTAACCGGATCAGTTGCTGGTGTCGCCGTCAGGGGATTCCTCCAGAAAATCGTCGCCCCAGATAAGCCATTCCAGGAGGGAATGGCCATGCTGGGCATGACCGTTGAGGATCTGACGATGATGCGTGGCGGGAAAAAGGTTATCCTCCCACCAGATCAACTCATCGCTAAGATCCTCAAGAGGATGGATGAGTTAGGGATGGATAACCTTGAAAGGTCAAAGGTCTGGAGACTCATAGGTCAGGCGAGGACAGCTCAGCAACTGATGAAACTTGACCCATCTGAGATTCGAAAGATAGAGGCTGGACTCCACGATTCCAATAAGCTCGGGAAGTCCCTTGAGACCGTCATGAACGATACCCGGATGCAGTTCCAGAGGATCAGGTCCAGCGTCGAAATCATAACAGTAAATATTGGCCAGAAACTTCTACCCCAGCTTAAAGCCCTCAGTGGAGCAGCAATGGCATTCGCATCAGCATTCACGGCCGGACCATTCGGGGAATTCTTAAGCGTCATCGCCGCTATGACACTCGGCCTCGGATTATTCATGGGGTCACTCATATTTATGAAATTCGTTATGGCTGGTGTATCATTTGCATTCGATGTCCTCAGGGGAGCGAATGAGCGGCTCAGGAGAGCATTCGAGTTCACCAGCCAGACATACCTCAAGCAATGCGAGTACCTGTCAGGGTGGAAGGCCCTTATAGGCGAAACAGCCATCGAGGAGGACGCTCTCCGACACGCTGCAAGACAGTTAACTGCTGAGATACAAGCCCAGACAACAGCGGTATCTCAGAATATGATGGCATGGCAGAGCCTCGCAGTCAGCTCAGGTATCGTCGCCGGATACCGTAGGGCTGAGAAGCTGCCACCATTATCAGCCAGTGAATGGTCAATGTTAGCGGCCGCCACACTCTCAAGGAGTCAGAGTGCTGAGGCACCCCTCGGATTCACAGCATACCCGATAGTTACACAGAGGAATATGCTCGCCTCATACCTTAGGGACCTCGAAACAGAAAGGGGTGAAATTGAGAGGCGAATGGCCCTATCAATGGCTTACGGGATCTCAGAGGATCAGATGGAATCCCTCGCCAATCGACGTGACGCCCTTAGACGAGAGATATCAGAGATCCAGTACCTCATAGGGGCATACCCTAAGATCACTGATGCCGAGAAGTCCATGCTTCGCAGGACCGTCGTTGCTGACAGATACACCCCAATAAGCTTAACCGAGCAGAGGATCCAGGTCCCCCCGACCGTAACGATACCTGGCGGCCGATCTATGATTTACACTCACCCAGTATACGCTGGGGCTCAGGATAGGATCGCCGGTCTTATCGAAAGCGGGGCTATGGTCCGAGCCGGCGCAGCTACCGCTGCAAAGGCAAGTCGCTTATCAAGAGTTGTTGGGGCAGTTAAGGGTGGGCTGAGCAGGATATATGGGGTCCTCGGCCCACTCGGAACAGCATTCCTTGCCCTTGAAGGAGTAACGATCGGCCTGCAAGTGGCGATGGAGAAAGTCAAAGAGTACCTTGACTCGCTATCGGAGTCTATCCGGAAATCTGAGGATAAAATTGATCGCCTAACAGACCGCCTTGAGGATCTCGAAAAGAAGGGTACAAGGAAAGCCCAACTCGAATCTAAAGATGTAGAGTCGGAGATTCAGGCAGAGAAACGATCCATCGCAGAGAATTATAGGAAGATATGGGAGACAAGAGCATGGCTCCCACAATACGCTCCAATATTTGATGAGAGAGCGAGGAAGTACCGCTTAATCGGTGACGACCCAAGAGTCACACCATGGATATATCAGGCCACAGCAACCCTCGCCCCATACTTCGAATATGCCTATGTACTTAAAGAGTCAGCGAGAGAGGCTGACAAACTCGCAAAGGAGCGACCACAATACAAAGAAGCATACACTAAGAAGGGGAAAGACCTTCGCAAAGAAGAAGAGCGCGTCATCAGTGAAATCGCAGATAAATACTTCGCCGGCAACAAGAAGATAGCCCGCGGACTCTACGAACAATACCTGCTTCAGCAGAAGATAGCCAGCGCACAAAAAGCTCAATCAAAAGCCTACATGCACCTGATAAGTGCAATCGGCAAGCTCCTCTCATCAATAGTTAGAGCGATAGCCATCCTATTCGGGTTCGGCAGAGCAGCCAAAACCACCGGTAACAAGACCAAAGAAGGCAGCAACGCCATGGAGAAAGCCGTTGATCAGCAAACCAAGACTTACCAGCAAATGTATGATAGCACCCTCCAGGCAGCGATAAACATTGAATATCTGGCGAGGATTATATCATGGTTCGCGGATTACGTGATATACGCTGCTAATAAATTAGTCAACTTCGGAGCTGGATACGGTGATCAAGTTGCAGCTCTTAAGGAGTCAGCTAAAAAGTCAGAAAAGAAAGGGTCATGGATAGAGAAGAATATTCCATTAGTAGGGAAGAAAATTGCTGGTATCTATAAGGACTCAGCCACAAAATCTAAACAGCGAGCCAAGGAGATAGAGGATAAGGCGAAGAAAGAGGGTGTGCCACTTCAGAAGCCAAAATTCCCATCAAGAGAAGAAGTTGCTAAGGAATTAACGAAGAATGTAGAGAGTGCCGGCGCATGGAGAGCCGATCCATCACTATACGGCATAGCTACTGGTGGAACAGGAGGCGCGGGAGGCACAGGTAAAGGCGGAGGCACAGGTAAAGGCGGAGGTGCAGGTGCAGGCGGCGGCAAAGGCGGCAAGGGAGGAAAAGAAGGGGTTGAGCGCATCCTCAGAGAAGGATACAATATTGACTTCATAATCTGCTCCAAAAAGAGGCTCCCAGACCTCGACCCGCACCTATTCAAGAAGAAATATAATATCGACCTTAAACGACAAACTATTGAGGTCAAGAATCTCCAGGTCCACACAACAGATAAACCAGAGAATATACAAGCCGCAGTCCAAAATGCCCTGATAAGGGTCGCAGAATCAGATAGGGTGTGATAATATGAGGGGGATAATTAGACTCGGCAATTACGTCCTACAAGCATATGATGTGGATGTAGCCCCACATATGGAGGAATTCGAATTATTCGAGTCATATGATGGGATAATCGCAATTAAAAAGCAGCTCGACAGGTTCCAGGCAGTAAAATTCAAGGTCGATGTCACGCCCGAGATGCTTCAGGAGTACATCCCCGGGGATGACGAAGAGAAATATCGAAGCGACTTCGTCAAATTAAGGAAGAAATTCCTATCAGAACTTAACGGTAAAGTCTTCGTATGCGCATCAGAGATGTTCCCCGCATTTAAGGGCGTCGTCACCGCAAAGGAGTATAGGATAGAGGCCGGATATGAACACGCCACGTATGATATTGAAGTGAAGGAGGTAATATAGGGTGCCAGAGGCATACTATGAGGACAAATTCTATGTGCGCGCATTCACAGAAGCCGGCCCAAGAGATTACCGGTTCTTCGGGGAATTCACATATGAAAAGGATGTCCGCGACTGTATGGGGACCGGCACCCTGAGAATGCCATACGACCCCAAGTTATGGGCATTTTTCGAGCCCGGATTTACTGAACTTGAAATTTACGGTGGAACCTATGATAGTACAAGACTATTCTATGGACGGACAAGGGCAACCCAGCAGGATGGTGAATACATCACAGTGGACCTCCAGGATTGCGGATGGAAACTAAAACAACAATATGAGGGGACATATGAGAATATGATGGCGAGTGACGTGTTTAAGATGCTCGTCAGGGAAGCCGGGATGATCCCAAGAGTATACCTTCTATTCGATTGGGAGATATCAAAGGGGGACACAATCGAATATGACCCTGAAACTGGTCGATTCATAGTTCAGAAAAAAGAGAAAGATAATGAGGGGAAATCATCAGAGACAGAGCTTAAACCTGGGCAAAAAACTGGTAAACCATCAGAGAGTATAATCTGTGGGACATTCTATCCCACTTGCAGATTCTGCCAACGAAAAGAGGGCTTAAAATATAAGAAATACTATGCCTGCTATATTAACAAATGCCCATTCTGCGGACACCCCCTATCCAATAACCCGAAAAGGGTCCCCGATGGAGAATTAACATGCACTCACTGCGACGCAGACTTCTGCGGGGCATGCGGTCGAGAAAAACTTAGCCGTCCACGAGCAAGACTAACACAGATAAGTGGGCCATTAACCAGTGGAACAGTCTCCACCAAGACAACCGATGCCCAGACAATCAAAGACCAAGTCGAGGATATGGGGACATACGAGGACGAATTGAAAAAAATTACCGAGAATACCCAGGCATTTTTCTATACAACCCCATACAATGAATGCATACTAACCGACATATACAATGCATACTATGGGAAGCTTAGCCCCACATCCAGTAATATATTCCGCATAGAACCATGGATGATCAAATATCCGACATTCAAATTAAACAATAATCAATTCGGATACGCGAACACCGTCGAGGTCAAATATAAGAATGGTGTAATTAAAGAACAATATGAAGACCTCGTAATGGTATACGGTGAAATAAAGAAGGTCTATAATAGGCCAAAGGATACAAAACAGGAGGCCATCCAATTTGCCAAGGCCCAACTCGCAAAGCTCGTCCGTGACTTCAAATTAGAGGTGAACGCTACAATATTATGGTCAGGACGCCTACACCCAGGGTGCTGGGTCGAAATGCCGAACCCATTAACGAATAGTAAAGAGATATACTTCCTCAGCGGAATCAATGTTAACAAGCCAGCAAATGAGATAATGACCGCCGATATAACCCTCCTCTTCGCCCCAGAGAACCCACTCGTATCAGATATCCCAGAGACTAAGGGGCCGCTCGACGCATCCAAAAAGAAAAGAACTATCGAGAGTATCCGGCAGGAGGGAGCGAAGATAAAATACTCTGGGAGATGCCAAGACTATCAATGTGTTGAGAAATACCGTGAAGGAGACTGTTACGGGATGAGCGACTGGTTATGGCATAAACTCAAAGAGGCCGGATACACTGCCCGAGTCATCCAATACGCATCACCATACTCCAGGTCAGGAACCCACCGAAGCGTCCAGATATACCAGAACGGTAAATGGGTAGACTTTGATTATACAGGATTTGATTGGAGATTTAAAGCTATGAGTAACAAGAGTGGAATGTTCGTCCTCAGAGGCAGGGAGGGATAATAGTGGCCCCAGCGAATAACCGGAGACCTACACGGTATCAGATCAAATCATCACTCATGGAGATAACCGGCGTAGCTAAGAGGCCAACCGGGAAAGATACGAAGGAGAAAAAATTTTACAGTACACCAGGAGTCTTAGAAAAAATCAACCTCGCCAATGTCCGTGACGGATGGTACGTAACCTTAACCGATGGGCGTAGAGTCGTAGCGAGCATAAGCACTGAACAGGGGATATCATGGCTCCCAAAAGGGCGAGTAGAGAATGGATTCCTATACCCTGACGTTGAAGTTATCGTAGAGGTCGTTATCGATGAGGACAGGGCGTTGATCGTGTCAACCGCCTCGGGAAACCTTGACTCATTATCCCCAGGCGACATAGTACTCGATAATCCACATGGAAACAATATTGAGATTACATCAAATAATATTAACCTATCAGGGGAATCAGTAACAGTAAATAACAAGCCGATAACCATAGGGCAGCGGCTTATCGGCTCATCCGCCAATAAGGAATATATTATCCCAGAGAATGTTAAAGTGATCAGGGTGTCATATTCGTGCCTCGCAGCAGAGAATATGAGGGTTACAATGTTAGTGAATAATGGTGTGAAGACAATAAAGTCAGTGATCAACAATACAAGCGTTGATGATAATCTGATAGGAGTCAGTGGTGGCGGCCAAACCATCGGTGATGGAGTAATATCCCTGTCCCCCCGTACACTGGGAAGATTCACTGTTACAAGGGTAGATGATAATGGTGACATGTTCGAGGACTCTGTACTTATCACCGGCCCAGAGCTGAGCCCCGGCGACCGGCTAATGATATCAATAAATGGATGTATGGACACCCCCGGATTATGGATTTATGGATTGATAGGTGGTAAGGATGAGTAGAAGCGGAGAAGCAATACTTGATGAATTATTTGATTACGCAATAAGCAATGGCTTGATAGATGAAAAATTTAGGGAGGGGCGACTTGGAATCCTATTTTCGGTTATAGCCGCCGAACTTGAAAGATGGGAGGAGATCATCGAGGATTATGAGGAACAGTTAATGCTCTACACTGCCACTGATGACTCGTCAATATTCAACCTATCATACCCCCTCTATAGGAGGGCAATGGCTCGCCCATCATATGTGCTTCTGAGGATTAGTCGAGTAGCTGGCGTCACAGGCGACATTACGATCCCAGCCCAGACAGTCGTCCAGACAGGGGGCTTTAACCCGATAGAATATCGGACAATGGAGGAGGTCACATTATACGAGTATGACAATGAAGTCGAGGTCTTAGCCAGATCAGTCGACCTCGGTGCGAATACCATGGTAGGGGAGAATGCATTAATTGTGTTCTCCCCACAAATCCATGGAGTAGAGGTTACTAACCCATACCCCTCATGGGGTGGTAGGGATGCTGAGACAGCGTTTGAGGTGAAAGAGCGCGCCTTAAATGTTAGGTATGAGTTGATGGGTGAAAACTATTACAGCCTAATAAAGAGTATTGAGGATGTCGGCCTACCCCAATACAAGTTTAACGTTAAAGATAATGCTTACGGGTATGGGACATTCGCCGTCTACATAGATACTGACGACCCGTACCTATTCGATGACGTCAAGAATGAGGTTAATATTGTAAAGCCCCTCGGAGTATACGCGAAGGTTGACAAGGCCACCCCATTACAGGTTAACTTTGATGTCGCGGTCGACGTTTACGAGAACCAGAATCTGACACCACGCCGCCGCAGGCAATTAAGGAACCAGATAATATCATTAATGAATGATTATATAAAAAGAAATGGTGTTGGCAGAAAATTGTCTAATAATCAGATGACAAATTATCTCCTAAACGCCCTCCTCCCAGAGTATGAGGTCAGCGATATTGAAATTACCAGCCCATCTCATCCAAACAAACAGACAGAGCATGGAGACTTCATCCTCGAACCCTTCGAGGTGATAAGGGTCCAGAATATATTAATATCTATACGTGAGGTGTAAATCATATGATAGACTATAAGACAAAGGTTCATGATTACTTTGATGAAGAACCCAAGATATGGATGAGGAAAGATGCCTACTTTACAACCGATAATGGGGCCATCCTCCAAGGTGTTGCCGGGATAATCAAGACACGGATTGGTGAATGTGGCGGGGTTGGGATGGAAGGATTTGGTTGTGACGTGTGGATGACCATTGGCGAGAAGCTTACAGAACCATTAATCGACCAGATCAGATACTATATCAGGGAAGCGGCCCTTAAAGTGACTGGTGTCAAAGAGGCTAAGGTAGAAGCCGTAAGGTCCCTCCATGATGGGCGAGTAAGCGTCGACCTTCATCTGACAACAATCTATGGGACTATAAGGGAGGAGATCATCATTGGCTGACTGGAAGAACATCCGGGATAGAGTTCCCTCATGGATGAAGGGTGATGGGATAGTTCAAGCCTCAAATGATGAGGTTGAATCCCTAAAGATCGAACAATACTATAACCTCTTAAAGGCGTACCCCCGTCAACCTATACAATTATGGATTGAAAGAACAGCAACATATCAGAACCTATCAGGGGTTTACTGGGAAACCCTCAGGTCCCAAGAGGAGTCAGGTGACCAATTCGATGGGATCAGATATGATAGTGAACCATTTGAGGCTATAGTCTCAGTGGATCCATCATGCTGTATAGGCGGGATAGGCTCGTCGATAGAGGTTGATGACGGTGAGACAAGGATCATATATTATGGCCCCACAGATTCCAGGGTCACATTCTTCCCTGACCACAAAGTATTCGTTGACGGGTACGGATATATAGATGACGAACTCATAACAGTCATCGGTGATAAACCATTAACAATGCACGCCCCGGGAATGAAGATAAAAACAGGGGATGATGCGGATTGCCCAGATGACTTCAGTTACACGATCTTAAGAGCTGACTCCTCAAACATCAGGGCAAGATTCATAACGAAGCCCCCATATTACCTTAAAAGGATCGGATTATATGATGCCTCAGGAGTCAAATTATATGATAAAACATATAAGAAGAAAGATAAAATCGTCTTTGATGAGATAAAGTACCCGGGTGAGAGAGACAGGGTTTATGTCTCATGCGAGTACCACGACCTTGAAGGATGCATATATGAAGGGTTCCCAAAAGATGACCTCGTACTCCTCGATGAAGAAGGATATCCTATAATCGAATTAACACCCAAGTACAGGTTCAAGGCGACAATAACAGCTAACCAGTCAAAACTAAAAATTGAATCGCCACCAATACTCGAGGAATACCAATACAATGATGTAGCTGAACTCATTGACTCAATAAACAGGGAATCCGAGCTATTCACCGCCGAGTACATCATAAATGATGAATCAGAATCTCAGATCCTCGCAGATACAACAATAAAATTTGATTACAAGTACTATATAAATAAACACCTCGATTATCATGCAAAAGCCTACGGCCTATTCAGGAGGAAATATAAAGAGAATATCCCGGAATATGACCTCAAATACACTTATCCACCATATTATCCATACCCGATCGAACAAGACTATTACCTTGAAGAGAGGATTCTCGAAGAATATGCTATCAAATCCAATCCTAACAAGTATGTATGGTTAACCAATCAGGACGGACAACGAGTAATTAAGTTAACATCAAAGAAATCATATGATACCGAAGTAGAGATAATTACCAAACCAAACCATATACTTGTCAAATCAAATGATAAAGTTGAGGAATACAATTACACCGACCCCCTATCATTATATATCAGGATTAATAGGGACTCATCCATTATAAAGGCGCTCGAATTCAATAACGTTCAAGGTAGCCTCTCAAAGAGCCAGTACATCATAGACGTCGAAGGCAGATACCCAGAACATGGACTCCTAAAATCAGAGATATTCTCATACCTCCATGTAATACCAGATATAAGGGAAATCCACGAAGACCTGCTGATCTGGGATGAACGAGAATGGAATGAGTACTTATGGGCTGGGGATATATACTCCCCAGCAGTATTCGAAGTCCAGATACCATTAGATGAAACCCCCAAAAACATCCAATTACTAAGCACATCAGAGATCCAAGAGATAATCAATAAGACGAAAAGCATCGGGACATACGGCTACCCAGCATATTATGCTGAGGAATCATTATACCTCGACTTCAACGACGTATACATCCGAAGACCAAACCATGACCTCCAATACGAGGGGACACTCAGGCTCCAGAACCTTATCGAGTCAAGCCCAGAATATGTTACTGATGAAAACGGGAATGAATACCTCCCCAACCGCCAATTCCAATTCAGACTCGACACTGAAAAAATGATCGCTGAGAGGAAACTGAAGCCTGACGCATCAGATATCATGATCACGGACCAGTCAGGGCGAAAATATGAACTCGGCGTCAACCCCGTTACACTGAACACTCCAGAGACAATATTTTACCTTAAAGTTCCCAGAGTATATAAGGGAGAAACCCAGCTGATAATGAAATACGGAGACCCGCAACTATCAGGGTCGCTTCTCACCCCAATAAATGAATTCGACATAGAAGACGACGATATGGTCGTCGAGGACGGGACCCCAATCCTATGGATCTACGGGGTCCTTGAAACGGATGCTCAGGGCTACCATACTCGCCCCATATACATCGAATCCCCCCGGACATATGACAAATGGATTGAAGAATTAAGGGAGGGCGAGGGAGGATTATGGGTTTACCCACCAGAATATAGTATTCAGACAGATGCATCAATATCAGCAGAAGTTAGTGACGTATACATTGATGTTCGAGGAACATACACTCCCCCAGGCGACAACCCAATAACAATATATAATAGGGATGTTTCACTTGAAACCCCACCATTCACATTAACCGAAACCCACAATATAAACAGTAGCATCCCAGATGGAGTGTCGGCCACCGCATCCGTCTCAGAAATTAAAATACTATCAAAATATAAGAGCCTCGGCAGCACAGGGTACGTGGATACAAATGATGACTTCACAGTATGCTACAATATAGACGCATCAATTATTGGTTCAGGATCATCTGCAAAGGTCCAACCCCTCATAGTATCGGCGTCTCAGGGGTACAGAAACCCATCAGGGTACTTGACAAGTGAAAGTTTTGGAGTGGCATGGTTTTACCCTGAAAGGATATTGACCGAGAACGGATCAGGGGCCAGGGCCGATACATCATCATCAAATAAGGCGACAGATTACATTTGGGGGAAAGGATATGGGTTTAGAATCCCATCGAATGCGAAAATAACAGGGGTAGAAGCCAGGATAGTCCGAGAACAAAGCGGTACACCATCATATACGAAGGTCACCGATAAATGGATTCAACTATATGCTAACAGCACATTATCATCAAATAAGGCTAAAACATCAGTTTACTGGCCGCAAGACTATAAAGCAACAACGTATGGTGGTTCATCCGACCTTTGGGGCTACTCATCATTAACCCCAGCAGCCGTCAACAACTCAAACTTCGCATTAAGACTATGTGCAATCGCCAACAGCACCTATAAGCCAAGCATATACGTTGACGCAATGCAACTTAAAGTATACTATCAGTACCCCAAGAATCCGAGGACCATAACATATGCAGCAGTATCATCACCATCCACAGTATGGGGATCAGCCAAAATAGGGATAATGAACCCATCTGGAGCCACAATAAAAGTTACACCGATACAGGACACCCTCCTCGCTGGCGTAGGCCTAACCAGTGAGGGATCAGTGAACATTAAAGCATCAACCGATAGCGTAACCCAACCATTAAACCTTCCATCATATAATATCGGAGCATTTACATTTACAGTGAAGAAAGTTGGAAACCCAACCGACAACTTAAGAGTCGAATTCATTGATAGGTACGGTGCAAAGACCATTAGGGATATCCCATCATCTAAGATAAGCACAGGATATACCGAAATCGACATCCCCATCGATGTAACAGTAACAGACACCCCTGCACAGATAAAGATTTACAGGGCCGGATCCACCGATAACAGTAACTATTACGTTCTGCAAACAACTGCTGACACCAATAATACATACTTCGGTGGTCTAATAATTAATGGGTCACCAACTCCAATGAGAAACCTGACATCATCACTGTATGGATTTATTAGACATCAACAAATAACACTCCCGAATATAAATGGCGAAACAACAATCCCGCTCAACCTTACAGGTCCAAGGATCAGATTCCAGATTGACATGGCCGCCCCCAACCCATCAACCCTACCCAGCCTTGACTATATAAAACTAAATTATGAGGTGACACAATGAATATGAGAATCGATTTTGAAGTCGAAATAGAGAAAGATGGAGAAAAATACATCGGCACCCCCATTGGCGAAATCAAATATGATGGTGACAATGTAATCATCGAAGAATTAGTATGGAGGAAAAAGGATGCCAGATAAGATAGTTACCACAACTGGAAAGTCACACCTGCTCAAATTAGGATTCGGGGCTGAAACATCAAAATTTACAGTTATGAGACTCGGGACAGGCACAAGCGCCCCTCAAGCATCAGATACAGGACTCGCCCAGGAAGTCACAGCATCATCATACACACCACAAACAGTAACCGCGACATTTTCATCATCAACACCAACAGTAACCCTTGAAGCAACATTTAACGAAAACAATATTACAACGACAACCCAAATTACCGAACTCGGAATATTCACAGCAGAATCTACCCCTAAAATGTTCTGCAGATGCAAAATCCCGTCAGTCACAAAGGATGGAAATGTATCAGTAACATTCAGGGTATCAATAACTATAAGTTAACCCTGATGGGAGGTAAGAGATGCCAAACTATTATGAGAGGGTCGAAGGGAACCTTCACCCGGGACACTTCGCCCTCGTATCAGATATCAACGAGATCCAGGGGAACACAGAGCAGGCTATCGCCCAGCTAATAATGGATAACCTTGGAGATGCATACATATTATCCCCGGATGAGGATGCTTTTACACTCACAAGGGTAAAGGCAAACCAGTACATTGATAAGAAGATAGAATTACCAGTTAACCAAGAAGACAGGGTATCATTATCCCTCGATGGAGTTATAGTCCGGCAACCCATCAACAAGGATTTCTCAAGCTTCTACAATATCATCATATACGCCCGGAACACTAACTCTAAAGCCGCGGATATACCAGTAGCGATACTCGACGCTGAAGGCGAAATCATAACTCAGAAAACCACCACCATACCACCCCAGTACCACTCGAATGGCAACCATACATCATATACTGTAAATATCCCAGTCGACCACCTCCCCCGCGGATTATATTATTTCCAGATAGGACCAGCCACAATCCCCGGAGTCGACATTCTTGTTGGGCAAAACGTTGGCTCAGAATTTAATGAGGTGCTCGTAGATAATGGTGCAGGTGAATTTCAGGGGATAGGGAAACGATTAATATTCACTGATGAATACGCAGATAAAGACTCAAGGGTTTACCTTGTGAAGGGTGGGGAGGCTATTATACGTGGAGAAAAGATATACAATGTCGACACACATGTGCGTCTCGAAGCCCCACCAACGATCGGCAGCCGAATCGACTTGATAGTCATGGATAGCCGTGGATACTTATCCATAATACAGGGGGCTCCAGGAACAACCCCTGAGGCTCCAAGCAAACCATACGGGGTCCTGAAGATAGCAAAGCTTATATACTCAGAGAACAATCCAGACCCGGTAATAGTATCGGATGACCACATCGAAAATATAAGACTGAGGAGCCTCCTTGAGAGAGTCAGGCGCCTCGAGAAGAGAATGAAATGGGCCATCGACTATGACATCCCGAAACGTGTCAAGTGGGATATTAACCTGACATCATCAGTCCTCTCATCACAAGACTCATTAAACGTTGGAGATACAGGGGCTGGTATAGGGGTAAGTAACACTGAAACCATATTAGTCACGCAAGGTGGATCCAGGGGATTAACCATTGACTCATCCATCACCACCGCAGATGTAAAAGATGAATACGTAGCACTTAAAACCGCATACGCAACTGATTATGCGAAGGCGACACCCAACCTTCCAGCATCACCATCAAGAAGATGGATAGAGCACCGCACGTATGTCTATAGTAACCCTAAAAAGATCTCCACATACCATGGAGCATACTTCATCCCAGAATATGATCTCCAACTCACAAAGATTAGGATCTTCATGGATGTATGGTCAAATATTAAGAGCGTCAAATTAATGCTATTCACATTACCTGAGGGCAAGGAGGGCTCCGCTAACTCAAAGTATGTTGCCTCATCATCATCAGTGGATGCTAAACAGATCAAGAAGGAGTCGCAGATAACATTCACATTCAATGATGTCCCCATCAGGAAGGGGATGCGATACTTCTTCCTCATAGTCCCCACACCATCATCGAAAAGCAAACCCGGAATGCTAAAATTATACACATTATATGATGCAGACTATGAGGGTCATGTAAAATCAGCATACGCCATATACAATGCATATCATCCACCAAGGGAACCCACCAAGAACTATGCCCATGTAAGGTACTCGATGACCATAAATAAACGATACCCAGAATCCCCATGGTTCGTATTATATGGGAAACGGGCCGGGTACAACTCATCAGGTATGATTCAAAGCAACGCTTACGCCACAAACAGTGACATCAAATCAGTTCAGGTATTCTATAACATCGAAACCCCTAATGGTACAAGCTACAAGATTGAAGTCTCCAATGATAACGGCCAAACATGGGTACAAGTAGGAAGAGACGGCCTTGCATCTTTCAGTGGTACTGGTAAAAACTTCAAGTATCGAGTAACATTATACACAACAAACCCAGATCGAACACCAATAATTCGAGAAATCGAGGCCGGCATACTATTCAAGTTCAAGTTAACACTTCAAGAAAGTGGCACCCCACCAACCAGTGGTGTAGCAGTAACACTCCCCATAGAGCCAGGGTCCCAGACGCTGAATCCTCTCGGACCATTAGACCCCACATTATTCAACAAGTACGAATGGATAAGAGTATGGGGATCTGAGGCCGGCGGATCAATACGGGTCACCCTACAATATTATAGTAATGGGACATGGAAGACGTCTACCAAGCTAAACAATAAGAGATTATCCGAATTCGCTAAGCTCAGCGTAGACTATGACGATTATGAAGCCGAACTCGATGATGACGAGAACAACTGGTACATTGAGGTTGACGAGGCCGCCATATATCCGAAGATAAGACTCAAATTTAACATAGAAAGAGCTCGGGGATCCCAGCAGACCCCCACAATCAGGAAGATAGGCACCGTAACCATGTTAAGGTGATAATGTATGATAGAAATCCAATCTCAAGCTGAGGTGCAACTTATAATGGAACGAAAAAGAAATGCTATCCTATCCAGGAGGATTGAGAAACTCGAAGAAAGAATTAAGGAGGAATAAGGTATGTCATCATGTAATGAGTTACTTGAATCAATATTCAATTTAAAAAAGACTGAATTCATAAGCCAGACAAGGGTTGCAGTTACCGGGACAGATCCAGTTTCCGTAACAATCCCCACAGGGACAAATCTTGTTGGGATAAAGTGTGCATCAGGAGCCGTAACTATGGGAATCAATGCCGCCGCAACCGACAACTCATACCCACTCGAAGAGGGAGAAGCCATTGACCTCGCAATTGATAATCTAACCAGCTTATCATTTAAGGGGTCAGGGATCGTGAACTTACTATTCTTCAAATGAGGTGATAACCATGGCTATAAAGGATAAAAGATTATGTGTAATGGATTATGATCCAGCCAATGACGTATACTATGAGGTTGGAGTAAAAGAGCTCTATAAGAAACTCAGACACCTTGGCACATCAGATGCTAAGGCAAAGGATAGGATCCTCGAACTCCTCGAGCCCCAGATAAAGACGTTGATGGGTATAGGTTTCACGAGGACAGAAGCCACAGATATAATACAGGGTAAGGTTGAGGAGGAATTAGAAGATGTTTAAGCGCGGAGTCAGAGAGCCCCTATCTGAGGTAACCAACTTATTTAGAAGGTATCTCACCGGGGAGAAGGACGAGATAAGGATTGAGCCCAAGTGGAAGATAAGACGATTCGATGACGAACACGCTCTCAAAAAGGATGACCCCTATAAAGTCTCAGAATTCAAGCCAAACCTTCTATTGAATGAGGGTATCACTGAGATGCTCACCATTATAGCATCCAGTTCAGGGACGAAGTGGGATAACGCGAATGCATACCTCGGGGTAGGCGACGGGACAACCGCCGAATCCGCATCTCAGACGGGGCTTCAAGGAACTAATAAGTTCTATAAGAGAATGTACACTGGATTCCCACAAATCTCCGGGCAGACAGTCTCATGGATGAGTCAATTCACAGGTACTGAGGCTAACTTTAACTGGAGAGAATTTACGGTAGCCAACGGCAACAGCGACTCAGCTAAGAACCTGAACAGGAAAGTCTCTGATCAGGGGACAAAGGCATCCGGGCAGATATGGGAGTTAACCCTTCAAATGACGTTTAGTTAAACCTAAACTTACCCCCCCCCTTTTTTTTCTTGAGGTGATTAAAGTGGCTATAGCTGGTAGACTATTAAGCATTGTTGATTATGATAGTCGAACTGATTCATCAGCCGAGGTAGGTGTTCCTGAGTTCATGAAGGAACTTAAAGACCTTGGCTTAGATGATGAACAAGTCGAATCTATGATTATGGAGAAACTTGAATATAAAATTGAAGAAATTATGAGCATCGGACTCAGTAGGGGAGAAGCCGAGACAATGGTTAAAGAGATGATCAAAACAGACATCGAATCCTATGAATCATCACTGGTCGATGAATCATTAATAATTGATATAGAGGAGGCTGCTAATAATGAATGATTTTATCCCCGGATTTGATGGGGTGATGATGAAGGATGTTCATTCGGAGGATGATCAACTCAACCTGCTCACCGAGTGGTCCATTCACCGATATGAAGATGAAAGAGCATACTTGAAGCGTGACCCTTACAAGGTTTCCGAGTTCAAACCAAACCTCCTCCTGAATGAGGGTATAACGAACATATTTAACCTGATCGCCCTTACTGGTGGGACTAAATGGGATAATGCGAACGCCTACCTGGGGGTTGGGGATGGAACCGCACTTGAGGCTCCGACCCAGACAGGATTGCAGGGGGCGAACAAGACCTATAAGAAGGTTGATAGCGGGTATCCGAGTGTCAGTAACCAGACGATTACATGGCAGGCGACATTCGGGCCCACTGAGGGTAACCATGGATGGAAGGAATTCACATTAGCTAATGGTAACAGTGACTCTGCGACGAACCTGAATAGGAAGACCTCTGATCAGGGTACGAAGGTTTCCGGTCAAGTTTGGGAGTTAAGGATGAGTTTGACTCTTGGTTAAATTATCTTTGAGTATATTGTGGGGTGTGTCCGTCTTGGCTGATAAGACCGTTGAGATAGAGGAAAAACAGGGGAACCTATCCCATCGTAATGTAGCTACAGGGTCATCCCTATACGCTAACATATCCGGGATGTGGATCGGAGCCGATATAACTGCCCAAAGCACAACCGAAGAAGCTTATCGATACACCCGAAGCATCAAACTAACATTTCCAGCTAACCAACCAAATAAATCAATGACGTTCCTATCATGTGTCTCCGGCGCCGCAGGTCACCACCCAGTTAAACCTGGTCAGCCATATTCAACATACGTTGTTGTTAAGGGGCCTGCAGGTCAACAAGTCAATTTTCTTGCAGTAGAATATAATATTATATCCACAACAATGTGGACGATGACCCGATTCAATGCAGTACCCTACACATTAACTGGTGGTTGGGATAAGATAACATTTTCGGGGACCCCAGCAGCTGGAACAACGGGCGTATTTTTAGGATTACGAAACCCGTCGTCATCAGGATTAACGGTTTATGTTGGAGAATTATGTTACAAATTAGCCGATAATAATTTCTCATGGGAATATCCATCTATAGCGTATGAAGATACAGCCTATTGGCCAAAACGTAAACTCTTAACCGCTGACTTCCCCAAAAAGAACATCCTAAAACCACACCACGCCCTACCAACATCGACCACTGGATACACATCCCCATCATGGGCGCCACTAACATTCGACCCGAACGATAAAGTAACAGGATACGGATCACTAAAATCAACATGTGATGGAACCAATTTTTACCAGAGTATCAGGTTAACTCCATCATTCCCAGTGACAAATGGAGATACAGTCACATTAAAAGCATGGGTAAAAGGGAGCCCATACAGTGGTCATTATATTAGAGGTGCAATAAGATGCTCCAGAATCACTGGTGGCTACACTGATCTCGAACAACTGGGCATCCCATGTGATGGAACATGGAAAGAAGTATCTTTCACAAAGATAATCCCAGAAGGGACAACATCAATAGATTTCTTCTTCGATAGGCCAACAGCATACACCAATACAACTCTACATTTAAACGCTGTCCAACTCGAAATATCCAACACACCAACAGAATTCCAGGACCCAACACTCGACACAATAACCCAACCAATAACAAACCGCACAACAGGAACAGACGCGGGGATAGCAACCGACACCACCCAAAAAACACAAATCGACAACATAACAAACATAACCGACGACCCACCCATCAACACCAAAGTCACCCTCCTACCACAAGCCCAACAAGTCGGAGGCAACAAGATCCCCAGAGGAACAATATCCCCAGGCGGCCCATCACTCGGAAACCTATACATAACAATGCCGATCGACTATGGATACATATACGTATTCAACCCCGAAACCGGAGCCTACATAACATCAATCTCTCTATTCAGGACAAGAGGTGTAGACTTCACACCAGACGGACGATACCTCATCGCAGGATCAGGAGGAGGGGACACAATACTAAAAATCTACGACCTGCAAACAGGAGAGACAGTCGAAAACACCCAAGTATACAAATTCGATTTATGCCCAAAATACATCGACGGAATCAACGGCCCAAGAATACTCGGAAACTTCGGATGGCAAGGCGGCAGCGCCATTTACACCCTTAGCGGAACACTCCTCGCAGACTTCACAGGTAACGCCTCAGCGGCAATCAAAGCAGGGACAAAACCGACAGGATACAACCTAAAAGACCCCAGAGACAACAAAACAAAAACCATCTATATATCCCCCGAAGCAAAGGGATACATCCGATACATCGAAGAAGACACAGAATTCAACAGCATCAAATACGAACAAATAACAGCCCACATCATACACACCGACAGTATAACAACCGATCAGGAATCCACCGGCAGAATACTAATAGTATCAAGCAACGACGGCCAAGACAACTCATACCTCACCGTAAAAAACACATACTATAACAGTAACGGATTCCAATCAGAACTATGGAGACAATTATCGCCAACATCTAAAATCACAACAGCCTACTTCCTCGACCCAGACAATATCATATTCAACCTCAAAGACGGTAGCATATATATATTCAACCTACCCAACATAACAATAAAACAAGTAAGCCCACCAGTACCAGACACATACACCTACCATATGATCATAACCCCAGACCAGAAAACCATATACCTCGTCGCGGGAGCATCGGCAATCGAGAATTCCGGCCGAACCCACAGGATATACAAGGTAACATTCGACGGCCCAGAAACCCTACAGACACTCACCGCGAAACACAGCCAATCAGAGATAGGCCAACAATCAGAAACCCAGACAATCAAGGACAAAAACACCACCCAAGACAGTGGAGCCACAACCGAAACAACAAACTCAAAGACAACAACCATCATATTCGACCCCACCACACTCACAGACACACCAATAACCAAAGCAAAACCAGTCATCACAGAAACAAAGACAATAACCGACACCCCATCCATCCAGACCCACAGAATAATCCTCAAGACACCAGCCCCACTCCTTAACGAATCACTCACAAATTACACAAAAGCTACCATCACAGAAGCAAAGACAATCCCCGACACAACCAATATCAAAGGCCGAACAACACTCACAGAGACAAAAAACATAACAGACTCCCAAACAATAAAAGCAAAACCATCACTAACCGAACAAGGCACCAGAACAGAAAACCTACAAGCCAAAACAAAAACCACAACCACAGACACAACAACAGCAACAGAATCAACACCCCTAAAGGCCCGCACGACAATAACAGACCCCACACCACAAGGAGTAATAACCCCACAAATCAAGGCAAAGATATCAGATACAGATACAGGAACCGAAACAACATCCATCCTAACAGAATGGAGACGAAAAATAATAGACCACCCTGGAAGAAATATCCTCCCCTGGGACATATACATCCCAAACCCAGAAAGCTTCTACACATCACCATCATGCACAATAGAAGTAGGGGAAGAGCTTAACGGACACCCAACAATTAGGGCAAAAAAGACAGGCATAGGAAACACACATTACCTTTCACAAAAATACGAGCGAGGAGTCCAGATAAACCGCCGCGGAACATACACCGCCACAGTAAAATTCCGCGCCACACCACAAAAACGGATCACATTAACAGCCAGGTTATGGTTCGATGACGCCTACTTCACAGAATACCAGAGTGAAGAGGTCGAGGCTACAGGTGAATGGCAGACCATCAGGTTAACATTTACAGAGCCAGGCCTAATGCCACTAAAAACAACAAGGAAGCTACAGTTATACCTATCCATGGACCCAGGCAACACCAGTGATGGATACATCGAGTGGGGAGAAGCCCAACTCGAAGAATCCCCCATCCCAACATCCATAACCAGTCCATGGACACCCAACGAAACAATAAGCAAAACCAGCAAACCAGTCGATATGGACCTCGATATGGTCATCATAAACAGGAGGAAAAACATATGGATATAAAACTAAAAGAATTTAAGGATATGATAAGGAGAGTAGAACACTTCCTCAGCACCAAGAAGAGGCCACCAAGATACGTTAACACATCAATGGGGAGAATAACTTACAATCAATACACTGACGCCCTAAAAAGGTACACTGACTTCGTAAAAAAGAATAAGCGGGAACCAAAATATGTGAGGATATACTCAGAGGCAAAACCAACACATAAACCCGGCGGCCCCAACCAGGAATTATTCGAAAAAACATTTAATGTGCAGATCGAGTCAGCCCAAGACCTATATGCTTGGCTCAGGGGTAACGTTAAATACTCATATTATTACAATGACAAATACAATAACAGGGAAGTAATTAAAAAGATAAAACGCGGAGAAGGAATTAACTGCACCGATCTTGCCCAATTCTGCAGGCCTATCCTTCGCGACCTCGGATACGAATGCGACTTTATCCGAGCCGAAGTTAAATGCAGCAACAATAAATGGTATGGCCACGTATTCCTAAGGATAAGGGGGAAGGAATACAATGACTGGGTGTACTTTGACGGAACAGCCGTCACCCATGAAAATTTTGACCGACCACTCGGGAAGTTAATATGCACGGGGGGAACAAGAGAGATAACAATAAATCCCAAATGGCTACTAAACGCAGAACAGAACCTATAAGGAGTGCGACGATGGACGATATGGTGCTAAGGATATTAAAAGAGATCAAGGAAGAAATAGCGAAACAGAAACTTGAACAGCACCCATGCAAGTGGAATGGTACAATCGGCAGGTTCGAAGAATTCTATCGAATAACCGATAAAACCCTAACTAAGAATGTCAATGAAATAGAAGAAATCAAGGAGGAAATAAGTCAACTGAAAAGCATACTATCAGATATTAAAGCGCAGAAATCATACCTCGTGGAACTTAAAAGGAATCAGACAATATGGTTAGGTGGTATCGCGGCAACGATACTCACCTTCTTTATAACCTGGCTAATAAAAGCCATAATGGGGGGAATCTGATGGATAAACCCTGAACTCCCCCGCCCTAACCTTCTCCCTTATAGCCTTAAATTCTTCAAATGTCAACCCATACTTCTTCATAATATCAACATATCCCCCGACACCCAGAGACGAGCCAACAATATAATCCGCTAATTTTATCCTCGTCCTGTTAACCTTATCAACATCCATACCATTCACCGGGACACCAGCCTCTCTACACTCACGCTTAACCTTCAACGACCAGATATAGTCCTTGAATGCCTGGTCGCCCAACCCCGAACGTTTCCTCTCACGATACCTCCTCGAATACTTAGCTGTACATTCCCTACATGCTACAGAGTGGCCATCAGCCATCAACCTATTTTTTGTAAAAGCGGATAATGGGAGCAGCCTCTTACAGTGACAGCACCTCTTATATTCGTCATCCATTAATATTCACCTCCACTCAAGATTCGCATAAATAGACTTGTTATCCTTAGATAGGTTCTTATATAGGAACTCGAAGCATTCAAACATCCTCAGAAATATCGCTGAATGATCATCTGAGTCTCGGAACATCTGATATAGAATTACCAGTGTCGCTATAGTCGCCTGATAGATTGGAATCTTAGCCGATGATGAAACCTTATAAAGGTCAGATGATGCCTTCGACTCTATCGAGTCAAGGACCTCATCAACTGTCACCCCATCAGTAAGGCATAAGCCCACAACTGAGTAACCGGCGCCATCAATTACAGTGTCAATTACTGATTCGTTAACGGCCGCCTTATCGCTCATATTAACAAGTCTCCCTATCTTATCACCCAAGCGGATGATAACCCCATCGATTCTGGAGTAACCAGCGGACTCTACAAACTCAAAATTACCGAACTGCTTACCCCCACTATAATCCGAATCCTTAGCCTTAAGAACATTCCTCACTATATCCCTAAACTCATTATTTGCCACATAAAACACCTCAAAGTCGCTATAAAAACATCGCTACATATACCCCAAAAGGATAAAATTAGGTTAAGTTGAACCGCCTCCTATCCTTAAATTCGCCACACTTACCATCATTCCAGCCTGAAACCTTCTGCAAGTACCCAGTCACCCTATCATAATGCTCAACGCGCCTCGAACCACACATGGGGCACGCGTCAGGCTTCGAATATGATGCTCGGCCGCAATCATAACACACCGTAAATATTGGAGTGTACGCCCAGAACCCGACAGTCCCCATATTATAGATGCTCCTCGTCAAGCCACCGATCGCTCCTGGATGGCCACGCTCACCAAGGAATATATGAGCGATATTGCCCCCCATAGTCAGGCCATGGAATCGTGACTCGACCATGAGACGCTTAATAATATCCTCCTTTGAATCCACAGGTAAATGGGTACTATTAGAGTAATAGATCTCAGGGTAGCAACCCCGAACATGAGCCTTATCCCCATAATCCTCAAGATTCATAGTCGCAAACCTATGACTTGTAGACTCTGCTGGCGAAGCGATGATAGTCCACCTCAACCCTGTCTTCTTCTTCATATTCTGCGCAAATTGATTAATGAACCTCATCACATCCTCAGCGAACACCCAATCCCTCTCACGACCAAGGATCTGCAGACACTCATACAATCCACAGACACCAAACGAGAGGGTTGCATTCTCTATTCTATAATATGGACGACCATTATACTCCTGCATCAAGAACGGATTCATATCTGACTCAAGGAGCATCAAAGCATGCTCCCTCCTCTTAAGCAGAATAGACGCAGCTATCTCAAGGGCTCTCTCAAGGTTATAATAAAAACTATCGCCCTTCAATGCAAGCCTCGGCAAATTAATCGTTATATATCCAAGGTTACCAGTCTGGATGACGTCCTCCTCCCACTTACCAGTCCATGTCAATCCGAGACGTGTCCTGCACCCCATCAAGGTAGCGTAGCCATCACCGATCTCCCTACTAAAGTATGGAGTTCCAAACTTCGCTGATAACTCCATAACATCAATCCATTCATCAAAATCCACATTATCATTCAATACAAAGACAGTATTTGGGAACAGGAACGGCTTCCCAATATAGTCCCCTTCACTGAGGACATCAACGAGGAGATGGACGACACGCTTTGCCTCATCCTCAAACGCCCCATAGACACCAACCTCCTCCCCAGCCATAACCGCCGGGTAATCCTTTAGGAACTCTGGCATCTCGAGATCAACATTTATTGTGGAAAAGATCGTCTGCCCACCACGACTAACATATGACATGTTCAAATTATATATGAAACTCTGTAATGCCTGACGAATCTCCCGGTCACTAAGCCCATCAACGTATGGAGCAATAAACGAATTAAAGAATGGAATGCTCTGACCACCAGACATATTAATCTGTCCAGCACCCAAGAGCTGCCCAGCATGATTCATTAAAGTCTCGAGATGCTTCGCCGGCCCAGCAGCAGTTGTATGCCTACCCGTCCCATCAACCATTAAACCATCCTCTATAACCATGCGAAGGTTATGCTGCAGACAATTAAGGGGACGGTATGGGAAAAATTCAAGGTCGTGGATATGGAGGTACCCCTTAATATGAGCGGTACGCTCTTCCTCAGATAAGAGCTTCTGGAGAGCATACTCCTTTAATATCGCATCGGCCGTATACTTATGCTGAGTCTCTGGATTCCTCATCAGATTCGCATTATCCCTTTCTTCACTATTAATCAGCTCATCTATTCTACCAAATAAATCCAATATATCATCCTCCGAGGCACTGAAAAGGAAAGGATGGTTAGCCATATGTGAACTCCATCTCCCCACCCTTAGATGTCACGAGACTAAAGGGTGGCTGTGTAGCTGCATCGAACCGGGATGCAACCTCAAGGGCCTTCCTAACCCTGTCAATAGGGTCAACATCTACGGTCTTCATCGCCTCAAGAGCCCCAAGGGCGAAGTGGGAGCCCGAACCTATCGCAAGAAAATTATCTCCTTTCCTCTCAAATACCCCGAAGCCTGAATCAATCTCAAATAGGCGACCCCTCAGCCCTATCATTACAGTCGCATTCATACTCTCAATACCATTCTCATTCCTCAGGTACCCATTATCCTCGAGGGTTCTCTTGATCGTCGGTACAAGAGTTGATATTAAGTATTCAAGAACATCTTGTCCCTCATATAGTGGCGGGAATATAGTATCATATCCGACGATCTGTAAGACGCCGAGCGTCCCCGCCGCACCGATGAGAAATTCACCCTTAATCCCAACCTTGTCATGGGCGAGTAGGTGTATGGCTCCATCACCATAAGCGGCGCAATCCCCACCCATATATGTCACTCCATCCTCAACATATCCTACTATTGTCGTCATAATTTCACCTCATGTTTTGGTAATGGCTTGTAAGGTTCAACCTCATCAAGTCCAGAGTCGCGCATAGCATACCTGTGTAAGTTGTACAGGAATACCTTCTTAACCTTCCTCTTAGCCCGGTTATCAGCATGTTCCATGCTAAGACCTGACTCCTTCGCCTTCTCCATTTCAACATCTCGATAGGACCTGTAAAGGTCCCTATAGAATGGGTCATCAGACGAATGAATCAGGAAATGGAATCCTGAATCCACCATGAATTCGAGCCTTGGATTCGACTGGGAATCCGAATCTGGGGCGAGATCAGAGTAACTCCAGAGCTTGCTGATCGTTGGAAACCTTGCCGGGTCCCCTAATTCTATAAGTACCCCTGCCACGTATATTTCATCGAATCCGAGGCTGAATAGGTAATCAGCTCCGGGACAATCGCTAACGACCCCTCTTAGCTCTCCTACAACGCATTCATATAGCCTCATCATCATTGGCATGAGGAATTCATCATAATATTCCTCGTCACATGGGGATAGACGGCCACTATAATCCTGCCGTCTCATCCCCAGTGACTTTATACATTTCCACATCGTCAGGGACGTCTTGTAGAGAAACTTAATGTTCCTCATGTTTCCGCCTCATAGCCTTTGATATCTTAAGTCTTGACTTCACATCATGGGTTCTCCCCCTTGGCCTGCCCTGCTTAACCTTAATACCCCACTCTTTGCATTTCAGGGACAGATATGCTACACTGCAAAGGTATTCTTCAGCTATCCTTGTCAGGGTCCACCCCTCATTCACGAGTCTCTCAAGAGTCTCTTTATCTATCACATCTATCACCTCAGAAACTTTTTTATATTTTTACTCGTCTTCCTCCCTATACCATCCACTTCACAGAAATCTTTCTCACTTAACCTACATAGATCTGACACCTTCTTCGGTTTGAAATGATCATATATCTTAGCCGCTGTCTTCGGCCCCACCCCAGGTATCTGAGCGATGATCCCGATCATCGTATTCCCCGGATTCTTCGATACTTCAAGGCACCTTAAATCTATCGGCTCCTTCATGGAGTCGCAGAATACCTTGTTAATGAAGTGCCATGCAGCCCGCTCATTCGGTAGGAGTATGCAACGAACATTAAACCTTGCATTTAACGCCCCCATAGTGGAGTAGACATCGAGGGGGTTGAAATTTATATGTTCGTTATACTCGAGCAGGTCAGGGTCTCCGATGACAACGATATATGGGGATGGGAACGAATCATTCAACCGACCAGCCTGCTTAAATAGTCTACCATCATATATGGATGACACGAAATCTGTAACTGTTTTCCTCTCAATACCAACACCAACCCCTGGGGCTATAATGTCACCAGTGTCAATCATCTGCACATTCACATTGGGGAACATTTCATTCGCAGCCCTACGAACATGGGCTGGCTCCCGCACATCAACTATTACATCACCAGTATATATCATGACCATAACACCCCTCAACACAGTAACCAAGACACATTATCGTCCTGCAACTTGGGAATAACAGATCCTGCCTCCTGTAAAGGTATTCAACCTGACCCTCCTCCTCGACACAGTGCCTAAATTTTTCATCAGATAATGCTCTCCGCAAAATCTCAATGGTATCATGCAATGGATATGCAAGGTCTCTGAGGGCGGTTATCACGATGAATCGCTCCGTGTATCCGGCCATAGGATTTTTAAGTATGGCCTTCACGCATGGCGGAGCATCATCTAAGCTGTACTCCCCGACACCATTAATTATGGCGTCAGATAATGGCAGCCTTGATGTGTGAGCGCCATCATATTCACTGATATCAACTCTCTCGGATCCATAGAATATTAATGGTCCCCGCGGCTTAGTTGCTGATTCGCAGATGTCATCATATGATGTTAAGTCATCAATTGTTAATGGGATTGCGTATAATCCGGTCTTCATATTCACAGTGTTTGGGATGCGCCTCACCCTCATAAGGTCACCGACGACTTGCATGTCGGGGCTTATCCCGGTCTCGTCTATGATATGATTCACGTATCCGCGTATCGCCGCTGGTGGATTCTTTAAATCCCCTGGATAGTACTTGTTGGTTCCGATGAGGACATGAAATCCTCGGCCACTGAATATCATCGTGTGGAGGATGTGATGACTCATCAGCCACTCGTGGAGGGTTACAAGATCACCGAATGCGTCAAACTCATCATCTGGGTCAATATCGATGAATACCTTATCAATCACTGGCGAGTTAAAATCGCCATCGTACTGGTAAACGCTGAAGTAGAGGTCTTTCCGACCATTAAACCGCGCAATAAAGTCTAAAAAGTGATGGTCATACTCCTCAAAGGTTATCCTCTGCCTCGGAGTAAACACTTGAAACATTGCCATCACCTACTAAATATTATACATCCCAGCATCCACACACTCCGATTTCCGATCACAAAACCTGCACAGATAGGATGGAGTCGCCCTATAGAGTTCCCTCTCAACACCAGCACTCTTTACGAACTCCCTAACCTCATCGAGCAACTCTAATGCGGAGTCCTCCATCTCAGAGGTTATCCTCGGTCCATGGAATGGGTCATCCGTGCACTTAGCCATCCTCGTCACACCTTGATATGGGAAGAAAATCCCACAATATGACACCTCCTCACCAGTACACTTCTCATACAATACCTTATAGAGTGTCATCTCCAACTCATACTTCTCAAATGACGCAGCCGACTTACCAGTCTTGTAATCTACAATCACGATACCATCCCTTGTATCATACACTGCATCCATTATACCTATAAAGTCGAGGTCAAGGTCATATAGGGATAACTCGACATTCTTCGGAAGATACCCTGGTACCCCCTCACTATCTATTATATCCATGTTATAGGATATAAAGTTTTCGATGTACCTCTCATATAAGCCACTCAGGGGGTGCCCCATTAGAATCCTTCTCATCTCAGTCTCAACATCCCCACTTAGGGTTGCCGCTTCAGGCTGCAAATAATACCATTCGAATATTGAATGGACATCAAGGCCAATCCTTAGCGGCCCCTCCTCTGGCTCCTCACGTGGAAGCTTAGCGACATAATCAAACCAGAACTTCCTCGGACATGACAGGAAAGTATTTAATTTACTCTTACTGAACCTCACCTATAAAACCTCCTTGATTTTAATAAATGGTGGGGAGTCGACACGGAAGATAAGAACGTCACCAGCGACGATATCCTCGAATTCATCACCAAAATACATTAACTCACCATTACTTTCAAAGACTAATCTGCACCCACGGTTGCCCCGACGACTCGTAAAGTATCGTGCGGATACAACGACATCGACAACTGCTCCATTATATGATCTCGGCGAACCCGTCAAGTACCTCCATTCACCTGTCACAAATCTTAAGAGCCTTTCATCTAAGTCTTCATCCAGACGAGCCACAATATCGCCATATACGCGGCCGCCATCACCAAATATTGATGCCTTCACAAAGACTGGGATATTCACTGGGACATCCCTCAGGAATGGGGTCCTCCGGATAGTGTTCTCATAGATATACACATCAACCTCCCCAGTCCCATCACGGATAGTCATCTTCATATAGTCATCTTTCTTCGTATACTTACGAACAAATCCTTGGAGATACACGCAGTCACTATCCGCATCGAAGGATAAGTCATGTATCCTTGTAACTTCAACATCGCTTAACTCTGGTGGTGTGAACATGTCAATGACTGGAGTTGGAGATGGTATATCAATAAGTGTAGCCTCCCTTGTACGGACGTCCATATCATCCCATATCATTGGCTCCTCATCAGGGGTTACACTGTAATAGAGTTCATCTCTTCGGCCATACTCGTCGAAGACGCCGGCCATGATAAGCTTCCTGACAACCCCAACATTAACACGTCTTGGGTCGCGGCGATCCATAAAATCCTCGAAACTTTTAACTTCACCGAGAGATATGATTGCCTCAGCAGCCTTATCTCCAACCCCGAGAATATCAGTGTATGGAAGGTAAATCCTGTTATCATAAATGACGGGGGTTACCCCTGAAATGTTTATCTTCGGGCCAACAATCTCATACCCCATATCATACAACTCAATAGATGCCTCATACTTCATATCCTCATTGTGCATCATAGTCGCCGTGAGGAACTGTAACGGGTAATAACACTTTAGCCACATGCACCACCAACTTATGATTGTATATGCGCAAGCATGTGACTTGTTAAACGCGTATTCCCCGGATTTCTCAATGACATCCCACATCATAATAGCATGCTCCTCAGTGACACCATTCTCCATCGCACCGGATATGAATATGTCCCTATAGTTGATGAGCTCCTCCATTATCTTCTTCGATACCAGCTTTCTTATCCGCTCCGCGACGTCATAGTCAAGGCCGGCAACCCGGACAACAAGCTCCATTATCTGCTCCTGGTATATGATCTGCCCACGGGTATCCTTTGTAATATCAATATACTCTTCATATGGGAATTCTATCGTCCCATCGAATTCGATATACCTCTGCGTCATCCCTGAGTTCGCTGGTCCAGGGCGAACAAGCGCCACTGCATCCATCAGTTCATTAAAGGTCTCCGGCTTAATACGCTTTAATAGTTTCGTTAAAGCTGGGGTTTCGAATTGAAACACCCCAACGGTTTTACCCTCCCTGAACATCCTGAGGACATTATCATCATCAAATTCGAGGGGTAATTCGACATCTTCCCCTATTAATTTTAGAGTGTCATCGATTACATCAAGAGTAGATAACCCCAGGGCATCAACCTTTAAGAATCCTAACTCTTCGATATGATCCTTATCGAAGCATACGCATGGGTCGCCGCGGACCATCTCGCAGGATAAAAGCTCGGATATTGGTGTGTCAGTTATTACCACTCCAGCGGCATGCTTTGATTTGTGGCGGATAGTCCCATATAGTGTCCTTAGGATCCTCTCAAATTCGGGGTTCATATTGAGGAACTCTTTCACTGCTGGCAAATCAAGGGCTTCCTCGAGGCTAACCTGTGCGGGGATCTTTCTCGTTAAACTTTCGGCCTTAGAGACTGGGGCCCCGAAGACTCGGCAGACATCCTTGATTATTTGCTTCACGCCGAACCTAAAAAGGGCTGGTATCCTCCCAACACAACCATCACCATATCGACTCTCAATATCCTTTAATACGATATCTCTCTTGGTACTCTGGAAGTCAATATCAATGTCGGGGTTGTCCTTCCTTGATGGTGATATGAAACGCTCAAATAGGAGGGAATGTTTGATAGGGTCAACCATGGTTATGCCGAGAAGATAACATAGTAATGATCCGCCACTCGAATTATGGACGATCCCTGATAATGTGACATAGGACTCTGCGCCATCAACATGGAGGTCGTACACTTCAAATAACCCCTTTTTGCGCACCCTACTCATCTCAACCTTCTCAATAGTGTATTCATCCGTCATACTATAACTATCTGTCTCGCCACGGATAAGGTTCACAGTGACAGATAAGCCCCCCCTATTACGTGGCTGCCTCATGATAGTGACAGGGTAACCGCGGAGCCTGAAAAAGAATACCACCTTCAAGGCTGTATTGACGTCCTTCACGTCGAATGTCATCTGCCCCTTAAATTTCAGATTATCGAATGATGTAATCCCACGATAGAGGCCGTCAATGTAGCTATCCGACAAGCCAATATCAAATAGGACGTCAAGGTGGCTGAATACATCATCTCCCGGTATAAGGCCTGACTCCTCAACGAATCGTTTAAATGGGGGGTTTTTAATGTAAACATTTACACGGGCATCATCTATATCAACGACTATCATTGACTCCCCGAATACTGGTTCAGCGAATGATATGAATTCGTCACGGTACAGCCACGGAAATGATAATCTAATAGAGTCATCATCAGACCCCACACCATATATTAAATATAATGATAATATGAACCCGAGGGCCTCGTTAACCTCCACGTACCTTGGAACTTCATAGTCGACGCCACGAATTACATTACCCGTGACTGTGCATTCATCCGGTGCATAAGTGGCGAGGTCTACTGGTTCATCATCCTTTAAGGATAATGTGACACGTGCAGGGTAGGATATGAATACATCATCTTTTATCAGGGTCCCCGCCGGCACCCAATCAAGGAGCCTCGTGATGGTTGCCTTCCTAAATGTAGGGATGTCGAGGGCCGCGAGGACTTCATGGTCGAATGTCACCGAAAAATATTTGGGGTATATGGTTGATGACGCAACCAGTTCCTCATCCACCATGTACCTGAACTTATTTGTAACCATATGGGGCTTACCATCGGCTCCGATCACATATTCTCCGATACGAACATCCTTAACGGGGCGAAACCCTGAAACCGTCATTACCATCGTATCTGGGGATAAACACCCCCTCCCAGGCCCCACCATAACCCCATTCTCACGGGCCCTCTTAACTATATCATATATGATTAGGAGATAATCCACGAATCCCTTATCCTTAACAGTCTCAAATTCATGTTTGAACCTCTCCATATATAGGGGGTTGTCATAGACGCCGAGGTCCTTCATCCTATCAATACATAAATTATAGAGTATGTCATCATTACCAGTCAAGCCATTCCCTCCTGAATCGTGGATAGACGCTGCTATGGAATTCGATCCTCGCGTTACACTCCCTGGCAATACGGTGGGTGTTAATCATCGCCCGCCTCATAACCTCTGGGGGGATATTCGCCTCTGCACCCGCATAGAATAACTCATCTGGCCGCATTAAATGGTAAGTGTCACCTTCTATGCTACCCTCGCCAACCTTCTTATTGAAAAGTATCGCCTTCACAACATCATATATGAATTTATCGCCTCGATTATTATAGTGAACGTCGGTTCCGATAACGACTTCAACATCATATTCATCAGCGTACTCGATAAGCTTCGGATTCACCATTACTTGCTCCTCAAACTTATGTGGCTGAACCTCAACGTAGAGGTCATCACCAAATATCGCCTTTAAATCCGATAATGTGTCCCTGGCAATGTCAAAGTCACTATTTATTATCCTTCTGGATATGACGCCGCCGACACATGCTGTGGAAGCGATTAGGCCCTCCGAGTAATCCGATATCAAGTCGATTGTTACTCTTGGTTTATAATAGAAGTTTTCATGGGCGATATGATTCAACTTGAAGAGGTTCCTTAACCCGATATTATCCTTCGCGAGGAGAACAAGGTGGTACCTATCACCGTTTTCCCTATTCAGGGTGTCGGTAACGTAGAATTCGCAGCCAAATATGGGTTTAATTTTATACTTTTTACAGTTTAATTGGAAATCGTACAAGCCTGACAGAGTCCCATGGTCGGTTAATGCGAGACTCCTGAATCCCATTTCAGCTGCGGCCTTAACCCTTGACTCTACACTCCCTATGCCATCCATGACTGAGTACTCAGAGTGAACATGGATGGGTGTATATGTCGGGATAAACTTGTTGATAGTTCCTGTCCAGTCACCACCACCCCTTAGATAGTAGCTTGGGTGTGGGAGAGTGTATAATGGAACCCCTTTATACTCGTATGGCCCTATATCCTTCGTTATATTCACTGAGGACCCCTTGAGGGCTTCAGATGCAAGCCGCCCAAGTGATATTATCATGTCCGGTTTCAGATAATCGATTTGCCTGTCAAGATACTCTTTGCAGTTCTGGAGCATCTCCCCAGTTACACCAGCCTCGTTTGGTGTGTGACACTTCACTATATTAGTGATTGCTATGGCGTTATTGGGGAGGTTCCAGTGCTTTACCCATTCATCAAGGAGTTTCCCGGATGGTCCTACAAATGGTGCCCCTACACGGACCTCTTCAACTCCAGGGTTTAATCCGATGAATAATATAACTGGGGATAATGAGCCTCGACCAATAACCTTTTCTCTGTTACCACAACGCGCACATGACATTATCTCTTCACGTATTTCCCTAAAAGTAGACACCCCCATTGCAAGGTTATCCGAGGGGGTCCCCAGCTTCGTTCACTCCGAGGAGCTTCTTTTTGGGGACCCCGAGGAATATTGATGCTTCATATATTGTTAATCCAACGATCGCCCCACGTATATCGGTTACGATATCTACGGATGGTTTCCCCTGAGAGTGCGACATTGGAGGGACGCCCTCATCGAATATGTATAGGGTGTCGGTGATGTGGTCGTACATCCACTTCAACCGATCACCCCGAGGCGACTGAGCTCCTCCTGTGTTGCCTCATCAACGTATATATGGGCTGATATAGAGTGGGTTATGATCTCGCCGACTTCGACGCCGAGTCTCGCAGCTATATACTCGGCTACGCACATCACCCCGTAGAGGTTCGGGTAATATGCTCCGAATATGTCATGACTCCTCCATACTCCGGTGACATGGAGTCTTCTGCGATGGAATTCGTCTTCACGTATCATGAATGATAGTAGGATAAGGCATGGTATTTCCTTTCGGTATGAATCTATCACTGGGTCATATGTGATCATGATGGCTCGTCGAGTGACCGGTTCATCGCTAAGCCTCTTCACAACTGACTCGTACTGGTTAACGTCGAAGTGGTACCTTATCCTGTCACCATAGGTATAAGAGAACCCTGGATTCTTCTCCCTGAACTGATCAATGTATCTTTCAAGCTTGTCCCCATCCCAGTACGGATGCGATTTTTTAGTTTTTGCTGAGTTCAGGATCCTCACCATGAGGTTATTTACTTCGCGCACTATCCTTCCCCTTTCATCCAGCAGTTCTTTACCATTCTTCATCACGTACCGGGTCGCATCGACCCATGCATCATATATTGTATCAGCGATTATCATTTGATCACCATATAATTTAAAAAGTGGGGGGGGTTATGTAAAGTTTAGGAGTGACAGAACCTTCTCTGGGTTCCACTCGAAGCTCCCCTCCTCCTTGTTCACTGTGGCGAACTCCACACTCTTCCCCTCAAGGGTTATGTCACCCTTTGACTTGTGGATCGTCGCCCTGAATCTTACAACTGCGCCGCTATCGATGCGTTCACAGTATATCTTCTGGAACATCATCTGGTTAGTTTGGAGGACGACTGATGAGATGTCTCTGTCAGCTCGCGCCTCTGGTATAAAGTTGTCATGGAATATGAAGACTTTGTGGACTGGGAGTGACTTGTAAAGTTCGAGGGCCTCTATAAACATCTTGTTCCTGACAATCCAGTACCTCTGGCTGACGCCACCATCTGGGGTTATGGCCTTTTCGATCCTCATTTGCTGCTCAGCATATTTTAGGAGTTTGCTACCACCATCAAATATGACGGCTTTGACGTTCTCTTCCTTCCATTTCTCTCTTATAGCGACGCCTATAGCGTTTATCTCATCTATTGTGGCTTTATAGTCGACGATTGGGGTTCCGTTCTCATCTTCAGTCCATTTTATCGGGTTAACGTAGATTATGTTTCCACTGTAAACTTTGTCGGCATAGTATTCGATGAGGAGGGGCATGCATCCAAGGTCGAGGTCGATGACGACTATCTTTTTACCCTCCTTTACATCTTCATCTGTGAGTATTGATAGGGCAAGGCCGGTTTTTGCCGTGTTATCCTGCCCGTATATCATCATGCATTTTGGGACGAAGTCTGGAAGTTCTGGGGCTGCCTCGAATAGTTTGTGGCGAGCCTCATCTATCATTGACTTTTTTTGTGGTTTTGATTTGGTTGCCTCACTCTGGGCCCACATCTTCTTCACCTCTTATAGTGCTGAAGTCGTATTCGAAGTCGAGGTCAAGGATTTCGAGTTTCTTCTGCTCAAGGAGCTTCCTCGCCAGGACTCTGAGTTCTTCGTTCTGGATAACCCCCAGGTCTGTTTCAATCTGGTTAACCTCGTAGACCTTCGACCTTCTTATTTCAAGGTAATATTCGGGGGTGGATTTCATTTACCACACCCCTAAGTCTTCTGGTGATGATGGTTTATCATCAGATTCTATTGGCCTGAATGCATCCATAACCCAGTATCCGAGGCATGTACCTGATAGTTCACCATTCTGTTTAATGTATGGTGACACTGCGAATATGACGTCGAGTGCCTCATCTACCATCTCTATGGGCCTGGATTCTTCGAGCCAGAATGTTATCTCATCCTCCCCTGTGAGTATGGTATGGTCTGTTACGCCGATGGCTGTGGAGTTCCCGGCAGGGGATATCCTGAGGACGTCGGCCTTTACGAATATGAACTCTCGTCTATCACCGGATGCTATATCCCTGAGGTTGTCCAGGTCTGACGCGAACCATTCTGGGTGTGAATTGTGAAGTTTTGGTATATATTCTTCGAAGTTGACGTATCCATCCCCGGTGACTGTAAACCCGCGGTATGATCCGTACTTCTCCATTCCTGTGGAACGATTATTGTTAACTCCTATGGTGAGCTCCCCCATCCGGTAGAGTGGTAGGGGGGTTAGGGCGTCGTCATCGTAGATGTTAACAACGGTGTATACTGGGCCGTCGCCGAAGTCGAATAAGCCGTAGGCTGTACGCCTGTACTCATGTTCTGGTATTGGCTTCCCAGCCTTCCATGCTGGTTCATCGTATAGCCACTGGCCGTCTTCTGTTATGTATGGGTATGTGTGGCCGTTAGCCTGAAACGTCATCTTTTTGAGGGTCTCCACGCCAGCCTCGTATAGTTGGTCCTCAGTGGCTGATGATGCGTCGATCCCATGTGATGTTAGGGTCTCGGCGCCCGCTGATAGTATCCTATCCATCATCCTCTTACGTGAGAACTCGGCGAAGTCTCTCACGTCTGACTGGGCGAAGAAGAAGCCCCTAACTATTTCCCCTTTCCGTGTTGCTCGGAGCTTCAGACTCTGGGCTGCCCTCTGGTATATGAGTTCTTCAAGCCTCTCTGGTGGTATCTGCGCACCTGACATTCTGGCCTCTAATTGTTCCCTTGCTGAGTCTATAACTCTCTTTATTTCTTCATCGTTCAGCCCTGCGGCTGTTCCGAGCTGTCGCACGACATCTTTCATCATGGTCATATTATCACCTCATATTAGTATTGTATCTCATCATATATAAACCTTTCGGTCGCGGCGTCAAAACCTTATTTATTTTTGGCTTTGTACCTGTCAAGGCTTCTTTTAACTTCATCTATTATCTCCTGTATCTTCTTCTCTGGGGTCTTATATTTCCTCCATAGGTAACCTATCAGGTATGTTCCGCCTTTTCTGCGGACTATAAAGTAATCCTTCTTTTTAAATCTTTCATCGAATACTCTCTCTATTTTATCATCTACCCATGTGTAGCCTGGCAGCCGAACTTCATATTCTATACCGTCACGGCCGCCGAGGCTGAAGCGTTTTATCTTCATACCATATCATATGACGGGCATGGTATATAAACTTTTCCCCCATTTTTTTTTACTCTCAACCGAAAAGCTTATATATGATGACTCTACATATATAATTAATAATATATGAGGTGAAAACATGAATAAGCCAGATATCCTTAAAAAGGATCGCAAACTCGAAGACCTCACCGATGAGGAAATCAAATTGCTCACACGATTATACCCTATCACAGCAGACATTGAACTCGAACGGAAATTCAGATTAAAAAGGAATGAAATGAAACGAGTCCAGGGGTTCTTTCAGAAACGCAATATCTACATCCAGAAAGATGATTACTTCCTATCAACGAAGAAGAAACGCAGTCAGGGACACATCATTACAAGCGCCATGAAATCACTCACAGAGAGCGAACGAGATGAGATGCTACAATTTTATGAGTCCGGGGCAGAACCAATCGATCTCATGAAGGAATTAATCTCAATACAGGCCATGAGGTACGTAAAGGGATTCGCAATAGAACAAGCGAACAATGGATACCCGTTACGCGAAGTTAACAATTGCGCCTCAGAACTGAGGCAGATGATAAAAGACCTCCATGAACTCGAGGTTGGAATCGTCCACAAACATGGAGTTGACGATAGCTTCGCAGACCTCGTACTTAAAGCACAAAAAAAGGATGATTATTAATCATCCCCAAAAAAACCATTATAAGCATTCTCATATAGCAGCATACTAATCTCTAATGCGAGAGTATTAAATAGGACTCCCTGGATAGAATCATCATCCATATCCAGGCGCCTAACAACATTATTCATCGCATCGACATCAACTATAGCTGAAGCCCCATCCCTACCAATAAAATAGTATGGGCCACCAGCATATGGGACTTGATGCCCATCCACTGTTATTTCTGGTCCGTCACACACATCAACCATGCCATCCTTAATATAGACATGGTTTTCACTGAATATCTCCATAATATCACCTCACAATAATCCCTGATGATAACATTACACCATCAGCTTTAACATCAAATGATACACATTCACCACTCCAAAGGAAAAGGTAACTGATAACTGGGGATACCCTGACACCAACCCGAACTCTCCACTTGACATTATCATCAGAGCAGAACACCTCACGAGGGTCATAATCGAATCGGGCATCATTACCAGTCACCATGTAATTGTAGGCTGCAACATCCATGTCATTATCACATCCATCATATGGGTCCCCATCAACCCTTAACATTTTAAGGGTCTCATTCAACCTCATCGCATCCATGAATAAGCGGAAGCCACCAACTGTTAAAACCTTATTCTCTCTGGTCATATTAAATGGTGGGAGGCCATCAGCAACAACCTTATACCCTGAACATTCAACAGTTGAGGTTAGACGGGTTACCGGCAACCACTCAACCCACTCATCAGTGACACATGCGATAACATCGCCAGAGTTAAGGTCCCCGGCAATCACTGGGCCATCGGAGCCTACGAGTGGCGTTGTAACTGGAACCGTAACCTTCACCCTATCACACCTCCCTCTTATCCTCAAACTCATCAGGGTCGGCCCCCATTAAAAGATCAGAGTACTTCTCAATTGACTTCATACGCGTCCAGCACATCACGCAATAGTATCTGTCATTATGGTAGATATAGAATCCATATATGTGCCGGCCGCACCTACCACACACCTTATCTGGGCTGAAAAAACGAGCATCTACCACAAATCCTATCCCCTATCAATGTTTTTTCCTTACTGGTCCTGATAATCCCGGGGCGACACATGTGATGGTAATAATCGAGAACTTCACCCTTTAGCGTACAGAACCCAACCCCCATATCGGGCTCATCATAGTATTTAATGTCCTTCTCGACATTCCTTTTAATGTCGATAATAGTATATCTCCCCTCAGCGATCTGCGTATCAGATGATGTGAAGTATAATTGACCATTTTTGTATACCCTGGCAACTTTGACCATCCAGACACCCTGCTAATATGATGGTTAGAATGGGAATGATAATGGGACATTCACCATTCTAACGTCACCATCAAAGTATGTCTCAATGATATGGTAATATTCTCCTGGATCGCCGAGACACCCATCGAAGTCTACGGTTATCCTCACATCTGGCGGTAGACTTTCCAGCACACCCTTAAATGCTGTGGGTGTCATCGATTTGAGGGTGATGTATACTCTATGCTCAGTCACCATTATCATCGCCATCCTCTGAGTCTACGAGGGTTAATGCTTCCACACAGACCTCATTGAATATGTAGGACACTTCATTCATTATTAAGACTCTCGCAGCGAAGTCGCCCTCTTCATCCATCAAGTCAAGGTATTTCTTGACGACTTCGGCGAGATTCATCGCTGGCTTCATAACCCCGTCAACGTATACGTCTTTCCCCCATAGGGCGTGGAGTATATCCTTCACCAGATCCTCGTATACATCCTCGTATCTCATAATTATCACCTATAACATATCCTTAATGTATTCTCCGCCTATCTGCGCGAATGCGTACGTTATGATCTCATACCTCTCGTATGGATCGACTGTCGCGCCCTTAACGTATTCGATCATCTCATCGATGGGGATGTGGATCTCCCCATCAACTTTTTCACCTTTAAACATCTTAGCACACTTACTAATTGTCTCGTCAATGAATCCCATTTTTTCACCTCACAGTATAATTGGCACTCATAGTATATAAAGGTTTCGCCGAAAAGTATAAAAATCTTGAATTGTATATGTGATAATATGATACTCTGTGATAAGGATATACTGGAAAGGCTCAATAGAGGCGATATTGTTATTGAGCCATGGGATGAACGAATGCTTCAGCCAGCATCAGTTGACTTGCGACTCGGGTATGAAATTCTCCGAATGAAGCCGGGCCATGGATTAATTGATACGAGGAATATGGGGCTCGAATATGATGTTGTTCCATGTGATAATGGGTTTATATTGAATCCTGGGGAGTTCATTCTTGCATCAACACTTGAGCGTATCGGTTTACCGGCGGATATTGCTGCGCGGGCTGATGGTCGATCATCTATCGGTAGGCTTGGAGTCACGATTCATGTTACTGCCGGGTTTATTGATCCAGGGTTTCATGGGGCAATCACATTAGAGATGAGTAATATTGGTAGCGCCCCTGTGAAGCTTTATCCTGAGCAACGGGTGTGTCAGTTAGTCTTTGAGGAGTTAAGTGGGGCGGCTATGAAACCATATGGGTCCCCGTGTTTGGGGAGTAAGTATTATGGTCAGGATGGTCCGACGCCGAGTCGGATTGGTATGGATCGTTTTTAGCCTTTTATATTATCGAATTGGTCCTCCACGCCTGAGTGGAGGTTCACCTCTAATACTTGTTTTTCTCCGAGCATGTCGAATTTTAGATCGAGGTATCTTTTGATGAATGATTCTGATACGAAGTCTACTCCGTAGAAGTCTAACCATATTGTTTTCTCTACACTTTTACTGATTACCTCGAATATCGTATCTGCTATGTGTTCATCCACCACCTGCTCCCCTGCTATATCATAGACGTCGATGTACATCTTTGCACCTCCAATATGTAGGGCTCTAAAATTTATGGTTAGATGACCCTATAGATTATGGTCTTATAATCATATATTGCAAGTCCGAACCCATGATCAACCATATCAATAATAGCCGCTGACAAGTCCCCATCATAATTATAACCTTCAGAGCGAAGATACCTTTTGAAGTCTTCAGGGGAGTACACCATTATCCCCGGGTATTTGTACTCATGAATCAGGGCCCTCCTCGCTTCGCGGATAAAATCTGCTGACACATCATCAATCTCAAATAATCTGATATCCTCTGGTTTCACAAGTTGAACCTTGCATCCTCTACTCAATCCTAACACCACCTATGCAATGATCAATATACTCGTACCTGTCCATCCAGATATACCCACTGAGGGGGTCAGCGAGCCATACAGCGCCACCATCACTGGTGATGAACACAACACAATGTGGACTGGTATCATCCCACCCCACATATGATGAACCATTACATTCATACTCATATGGGTCTTCGTATGCCCCTGATAGGAATATGATATCACCCCTCTCCGCATAATCCGGGAGTATCATAGTTAACGTGAAACCATGATTCGATAAGAAGCATTCCATATCCGAATCAGTATACCCCGAGGGTGAATCCCCAACCTCGGATATGATATCCTGCTCAGTATAATTCACCCTATAAAGATCCCATAGACTCATCGATACACAGGTAGGGTAACATGTGTATGGGGTTGACTGATACATCACCTCAAAGGTATGATAGGGCTCAGCGGACCTATCCACTCTATCATACTGGGTGGATGTACCCCCCTCCGGGGCGACTATATCCTGCGTCATCCCCGGGGCGGCGTACATAAATAGGCCGAGCCACCCAATAATGAGGGATACGATGATTAACTGGATGTCCCTCATATTACAACCCCTCCCACTTCATCCATGAAGGAGGATACTGACTCGTCATCGAGGCATGGGGTTATTTTCTCGAGAAGGTCATGACAGTAACTATAGAAGTATTCCTTTTCTACGAGGACTGATCGGGACTCATACGTATCTCTCACTATGACCCACCCATCATACTCCATTATTATGAGGCGGGCGTGGACCCCACTCTTGTTTGGCTGATAATCAGTTAACCTGATGAGTTCATCAATCCCTTCAACCCTGACGTGTATGTAGCCAAGGTGGGGGTCCCCCTGAGATAAGTGTACGGGGTAATATTCTCCGCTGACCTCGATTATCTTCATGGTACTCATACTATCACCAGTTAAAGCATTATCTATCAGAACTTATATATAAATCTTTCGGTTCAGAGTAAAAAAAGGTAGGGTAAAGTTTATATAGGAAGACAGATATATAGTATGAGTACCACATTCTCACCCTACAACCTCATCATACAAGTCTATGAGGCAAATAAGGGTGTTGAGTGATATGGAGAGTGATAAGATTTCGAGACACTCGCGAACCGCATCGCTAATCATACTGGCGATGCTAATATCAATACCAGCCTCCAACGCATCCATAATCGGAGGATATTTCCTCCCCAGCGGGCCTAACGGGGATAGTTACTCATACCGCTGGCACTATAAGGAATGGTCGAATTATTGTCCTGCATGTCACAGGAGCGGAGGGTTAGCCCTCAACCCGAAGGGGACCTATGAGGGCGAGTTAACCTGCATGTACTGTGACGCCGATTTTGATGGAGTATCTGGCCTTGAGAAGCGCAACCCCCCAAGATGGAGGCTTATACCCGCATCCAAATCGATAGGGACAAAAATAAGGGTTGATTTACAGTCACTTATAAGGCCCGATACTGTGACGGGTCAGTGGGGTATGGTGACGGAGTCACCGCAACTCCCACTATTTTACCCCGAATAGCTCATATCCGAACCTGTTCCTTATCATGGCGAGGATTCTGATTATCTGAGAATAAATAATGTGTCGCCTGTCAATGAAGTCGTCTTGTAGACTGCGGATGAGGGCTGACATGTACGCATGATATAATGACTCGTATTCTTCCCTTGTTAAGTCGATGGTTAAGTCGACGAACACCATCTCTAATGAGAATATGTCACCCTCAACTTCATCCCATTCAAGTCCATAATCATGGAGGAGGATGTCGAGGTACGAGGATAGGTAATCGTAGACTATCCTCGCCTCGGGTAGATACATTTCATTCGGGTTCTTGAGGAATATTGATGACTCAGCAGCCCAACACATCGCGTCATCACATCCTTTCAGAGTTCAACGGGTACTCCCTGAGCACTTTCCTGAAGTATACCTTCTCATAATTTTGGGGGGTGAAGTTTGTTACCATGAAGAACACATCCCGGGCCTCCTCGAATACGAGTCCATCAGGGGTGTACTCGTAGAGCATGTAGCCTTTGCAGCCACGGTATGCCTCCATGATATCTTCAAGTGTGTAGCCGCAGCGGTCGAGGGCGAATCCTACGATGAATTTGGAGTCAAGTGATTTAAGTTTGTCGGCGACAGCGTATAGGGTGTCATCATCGAATTGTTCGATGCCATCATATCCGAGGATCATACCATTTCTGGGGTGTTCGAAGCCGATGACTCTCCCATCCTCTAAGTCGTTGATGGTTTCATGGAACCCCTGACAGTCTATTGTTGTATTGGATAGGGCCCTCGCATCTTTAAATATGAAGTCTTCCCCATAGTATTTGTAACTTTTAGGGAAGATTTTGAGGATTATATCCCCGGATTCATCGATATGGATGTATTTGTCTTCGAGGACACTCATCAGG